CGTGAGGGGGCCGCCAACTAGTGATACACTAGTTGACTCGGGGAGGGCCTGCGTCCGCCGGCTTGTCTCCCCTGGTCTTGTGCCTGTCTGACACCTGGCCTCACCCAGTCGTACCCGCCTTCCCTGGTGCACCTTACATTAAGGCCCCAGCTATTGCACCCGGTAATCCACCAGCCATGTACCCGCGAACAGCTTTCGCTACCGTACTGGCGGGGATGCTCCTCGCGATTTCGCTAACCTTGGCCAGCACCGAGGGTGCGGCAGCAGGGCTAGGCTTAGCCATCCCGGACATCACGCCAGCGCTGGGAACCATCTGAAGGCAAGCACGAAGCTCAACCGTGATGGAGGCGCTGTTGTTCAGCCCGGAATATTCTACAAACGTAACAGGTCCATTGTAGTCCAACCCAGGGAACACCATCTGTGAGGTGTAGGCCCCGGTGGAATCCAGAGCCCAAGGCCTCACATTGACACCGATGGTGTTTTCCTCTACGTTGACGTATTCCGGCTTCGCCACGACATTGCGCACGCTGTGTGACTGTCGAGCGGGGAACACCGTCAAATTCGAGGCTCCAGAAAACCCAGTGGAGGGGACTGTGTACTCGTTCCGGCGTACAGTCTCCGTGTTCACATTTATCTGGGTCAGCTCGTTCTTGGACATGTTTCCTCTAAACACCTTGCACACACCCTCGTTGTTGAGTGTGGACCCGGTGTACGAAATGTCGGCGCTTGTGACCAGACCCCTAAAAGCGGTGACTGAGTAAGGTCCAAACGGAGCGGCACCGACGGCTGGCGCAGCTGCGACTATCTCGTTGAACGGGAGTATCGAGTACTCTGCGTTAGAGGGATGGTTCGCGGAATTGGCGGTGTGAGTAACCGCGTTGGCCCAACCTTGTGACAAATTCGTTGCCGCTAGGTACTGTGGCGCCGCCACAGTGACGCCTGCACGGTTGATTGCCAAGCAACCGTACGGGCTCTGCACTAGCGCAAATCGAATAAACCCACCCGACGGGGTGAGAGTAAAGGTTTGCTTGAAATCGTACACTATCGACTGTCTAGCGTCGCCGTCGGGGTAGCCGATCCCGCCGGGAGGGGCTGCCGTAGGCGCTAGTAGACACGATATGTAGGGGTGTTGCGTTTGGGAGGGACGAGCCCGACTGGCAGGTGCCAATGCGGGTTGCTTACCCGGTCCCGCGGCCGCCGCCGCTGCTGGACCGGACCCACCGTTTTTGCGTCGGCGCTGCTCTCGCAGGCGACGCGCCCTTGCGCTTTTGCTTAGCATCCTGCTTTTCCTTGTTGGTAACTTCACGGGCCCCGGAGCCGGTCGAGGCCTGTCCAACGCCAGGGTCTCTCCTCTGAAAGACCTTCTTGGTCGGTGGAACGGTCTTGCCCTTGGTCGTCTTGTTATTGGGTACTGACATCTCCAGAGGGCTTCCCGTGGTGAAAGCGTCGCCGTCGATAGCAATGTGCCCAGGCACGTCCGGCTTCGCAAGTTCAAACAAGTTAGTGAGCTCGTCAAGCGAGCTAGCTGAATTGATCTTGGCTAGACCCGCCTGGGCCTGCCCTTCTGTGATCCCCATGAGATCACAATAAAGACCAAAATGCGCTTGAGCCGACTCTTCATCTTGAGGCCAGCTCTGGGCTACGGTGGCTCGGTTTTCGAGGTAGAACCAGTTGGCGGTGAGATCTCCGATGAGTGTTCCCTCCTCCAACCGATCTAACCAAGCCTGGCCTTGTGGCAGGAGTTGCAGCATCTTGCGTGTGTACGCACCTAGAATGGGTGTTTTGCCATCGATAATGAGGTACGATGCCACCTTGGCAGCGTGCCTTTCCTTTTCATCAACAGGGTTAGACCTGGAGATCAAGTTTATCTTTGGCCACACTCTCATGGGCTCCTGGAACGAATAGAGACTATCGTGGGGTGCTGGGTACACACGACCCAGGAACGTGACATAAGGCCTCTCGGGGCAGCAAGCTGGTAACATCTTGATTACTAGCCCGACACTTTCGCACACTTTAAACATGTGTCCGTTCACGCTGCCCGTCATGACTCCGTCATCCCCAAAACAGAGTCCAATGCTTGCGTAAGCTTCTACGGACTCTTTCCCCATTCGCCGGTACGCCATGTACTGCATGAATGCGTTAAGCAATGTGTTGCCGTCGGTGGTCAGCCCGGACCCCGACAGACGAATGCCGCCTGGCTCGTACGAACCCGCCCTAGTGGACGCTGTGCGAACCCGCGACTCACGAGCTATGCATTCTCCGACTTCCTTGCTGCCTGGTGCAGCAAAGGCGCGCGTGTACAAGCGCTTCTCCAGTCTGCGAAGCCATTGAGTGATGGTTCCGTCGAAATTGGAGTAGTCGGTCTCCCAAACCTCATCGTCCTGTCTGATAAGGTTCTGTACTGCCACTGACACTTCGATTGGTGTCATGCCGGGGCAATACCATTTGGCCCTTTTGAGGAAAGGTTTCAAAGCGTAGGTGTATCTCGCCAGGCAGGCAAGGTTCTCGTCATCCACTGGACTGATGACGCGCTCCTTCGCCTTCCCTACGTAAGTCTCCGCCTTGTCGAAGGCCCTGACTTTCACGTCGTAAGGAGCATCAGTCTCGAAAAACGAATCCGCATCAACGCCCCGAAGTCTCCCTTGAGTCTTGGCGTTGTGCGTCTTGTCTACCACTTCTTGAATCGAAAATGGCTCGAGACTGTGCTCAGTGATCCCCACATCCGTGAACACCTGTGTAATGAAATCCTCCATCATGTTGAACACCTCCTGGCTGGGTTTGACAGTGTTCTTAACGTCCTGAACCCGATGCACTACCGCGGCGCCTATCGACACGGGAGCGTGGTCGGAGCAATTGCCGTCACATTAGTTGGCGCCGGTGTGGCTTCCACTATGCGTGCCTTCATTCCGTTGGGCAAATCGGCACCCCCCCGCCTAACCCAAGATGCCCAAGTAAGGCTCCTCGAGTTTAGCAAGGCAGGTTTATTGCTAGCTATCCAGGTGGCCAAATACGATATATCCCCGTACAGGATATCCTCTTTGTGTCCGGTCAGGAACTGCTGGATCGTGTAGAGCTGAGTATTGGTCGAGAGCTCTAACCTTCTTCTGACGGCCTCGTACAACCCCGCCCGGAGTTTATACTCGTTGAGGCCATCGATGATGGTTATGATGTCATGGTTCCGGATTACTCCGTCCACCGTCTTCTTCCTGGTCACCAATGGTACTGTGCTCCAGAAGCCCGCGGATACGGGAGTCAGTATAAGCAGCTTATGCTGACTCCCGGGCACCCTGACTTCCTCCTTAGCAAACACGTACCGTAGGAATCCCTGTTGAAAACAGCAGTAATCCTGGTTCCCGTAGTCCCACAACCTGTGCCGGTAGGTACCCCCACCGTTGACGTTGTAGACTAGCTCTTCGCCTTCAAAGCTCCATTGCGTCTCGTCGTCGTCGCCCGATCGGGTTATCGGGTCACACGTCCAGGCCACTATTGGCTTGCCATGACTCGCTAGTGCGTGCATGTCCAAATAGTAGTCCACGTCGATCAGCAAAAACACCGTGCGTTCGTCGACTGCATTGTGTACCTCGGGGTAGTTCAGGTCTCTTTCCGTGAACCAGCCATGGTACCCGCACGACTTCAGCGCCACACTCCGTCTAGATGACGAAATGTCGTACGGCTGAAAGCCGCGCGCGCGAAGCAATCTCGCCACTTCCATGTGTACCCCCCTTCGCAACCCCGCTGCTCTCGGGTGGCCATGTATGTCCGACTTGTGGCACGGGGCCTCAAAGGAGTCGAGCTTCAACTCTCGTCGGAAAAAGTGACGGATATCGTCTTCGAATCGCCTCTTGGGATCTAGAAGATGCTTGAGCGACGGTTTGATGGCTGCTTGTAGAGCGTGCTTAGCCACATCTCTCCGACGCCCAACTAAAGTCTCAAACATCCCCACTCGACCCGGCAGTTGGTTCTTGATTTGGCTGTACCACCAAATCGCACCGATACTGGCAACAAAAATTATCGCCAGCAATACTTGCACGAGCAACGTAGTCAGCTCGGCAAATTGCAACCTCGCGTAGGCACGACCGCAGCCTGCGGCGACCCGAACGATTTGACCTAATGCAAATCGCAATACTGTGGCTCCCATAGTTGCGATAGGAGTTGCACCGGTTTTAGTATCGTTAAAACAGGAAAAACGGGAAAGGGAAACACTCCTACGGAGCTTTGATGCGATCTCTTTTAAGT